TTTGCTGTTCAGCCAGCGCAATGCGACTTAGAATCTCATCACGCTTTTCATGCGAGTACAGGCGTGAGTAGAGTTCCGATTTGGTCATGTAGAACTCTTGCACCATTGCCTCTTGGCGGTCTGTGTACGGTGTGTCTTCGCGTAGCACGCCAAACACGCCGGGTTCCACCATGTACGGGTGGATACCATTGCGCCAGATTAGTTTGACAAAGGTGGAGTTGTAGCAAAACGCCCAGTTCAATGCCTGACCAAACACTTGGTCTGCGTTACTAGCAGTCCAGTAATCGTGCAATGCTTTGGTCAGTGCGGATATTTTCTTTTTGAACACTTCAGGCACAGACGCGCCGATCTTGATGGAGAAGCGCGTCGTGTCTGCCGAGTACATAAAGGCAGACAGTTGATCAATGTGCGGATAAATTTTATTGAAGTGTGCAGGCGGTGAGTTTTGATCAGCGCCGAACAGGTAGTAGGAGCGTAGGGTGGAGTATTGTGCTTGGCGCTCACCTTGAGACACCAGACACTTGTTCATGATGTCAATGTAGAACGCTTGGCGATCAACTGGGCTTTCAGGAATTCTCATTTGATCTGTAAATTCTCATGGTCGGCAATGTAAGACCCAACTTTCGGGCCACTCAAATTCGTACCCGCTTGCTTGACCGCCTGCATTCCTGACACTGACTCACCCGCAATCGAGTTAAGGTTGTAGCCACCCACTTCCGCTGGCGATCCCCAACGGGGTGCGAACGGATTATTAGGCGTGGCATGGCGCGGCGGCTGCGCCTCACCTTCTCTGGTCGATTTAATATCGCTCATCTTGAAGTCTAGCGCAAGTTGTTTTAGCGTTTTGTCATTATGTTTCGTTGAATCGCTGGCAAGACCGACGGCTTGCAAGAACACTAACTGCACATCCGTGCAGCCAGAAGGACAAACTGCCTCCCAACTTTCAAAGTAGCCATGCACCGGACACTTGTAATCATGTAATACACTCATGTTAGCCCCTCACTTCTTTAGCAAATGTGGTTTTGTATAATCGTACTTGTTAATGGGTTTAACGGACAAGCCAATTTTGCCGTTATTCATCTCCAGCGTGTAGCCACGCTTTAGCGTTTTGCCAAAATCCTTTGGCGGGTGGTAGTCCAGCTTCATCCGGCCTGCAATATCCATCCTCATTCCGGCCTCGCCGTTCTCCAAAGCCGTCAAAGCCTTGGAAATACGGCGCTGTGTAGTCTCAGAAACAGGCATTTTTAGCTCAAAAAAGGCCTTTTTCATGTTCCGATAGTCCACTCCTGCCATCTTCGCAAACTCAGCCATTGAGTAGCCTCTTTTGCGATTTAGACGCATATTGTGCAGTCTTAGCTTGATTTCAGTGATGGAAAGTACCTTAATCATCAAAAACCCAGTGCTTTTAGGTAGTTTGACACCTGTTTTTGTACCTGAACCTGCCCACCTTGCTCATTTTCGTCGCTTTTTGACTCTTTTTTGTCCTTGGTTACCCGGTTTGCGATCAATCTAGGCTGTAATTGCTCTGCAAAAGCGGCAGTAGCTAGTGCTGAGGCGATCACACGGTCATCTTTTGACCTGCCAGTGGCGGCAATCGTGCCTCCATCGCGCACAATCCCCTTCATTTCGTCAATGCACTCTTCCGAATACACCTTTAGCATCCCGCGCTCGAAGTAATCCTTCAGGTAATTCAGCATTCGCTCCTTGGAAGAATGCGTTGTCACCCAACCAATACTGTTGCTAATACCAAAACTGTCGTTTCTCCGCCACAGGTAGTGCTGCATATTGCCTAAAACGTCGTTCAGGTGTCGGGCTTCCGACGGTGGCAACGACATGGCCTGCCTTCTTAGGTTCCTCATCTCGTTAATCACAGCCTGTCCGGGGCCGTTGACTTCCAAGTTCAGCAAGGAATTGCCGTAAGCGCCAGCCAGATAGCAGATCACCCAAGCAAATTGGAAGGTATTTAACTCCGAGGTGGCAAACTCTGCAACCTGTTCCATGCCATCGGCGTAGCAACGGAAGACCTGAATGCAAAAACGATCTGCCCAGTCCGACGATCCGTAGGCAGGATCAGCGCCCACGACGTAGTAGGCGTTGGGTACGGGTTCCTCCCAAATCTTTAGGGTTGCCAATCGTTCGCTACTTTGGATTAGCGTGGTGTCTTGGAAGTTGGCACCCATGCTAAAGCGATAGGGAATGAAGGGTGAACGCTTGGCTTCCTTCATGGCGTCGGTACAACGGGCGGTAGAGAAGAAGGAGGTTCCCGTCATCACAAAGGCATAGTCCTCTGTGGGTGGGAATTCCTGATACATCAGGCCATCGTCTTTCAAACCTTCGTGCAGCTTCCAGCGCCACCAAGCAATCTGCCGAGAGTTGATCTCGTAGTTGTACATCTTCTTAATGTCTTTCGTCCATTCCTTCTCTTCGGGCGAAAGTTTGCCATCCCAGTACACCTTGTAGATGTCTGACTTGGGATCAGCCATGTACAACTGGTTACGCCACCAGCCACAGAAGATGGCCTTCTGTGTTCGCGCACGTTTGGCAGTTGTCCACATATCGTGGAACATATTGAAGCCTCGCGCCGTACTCTCGAACATATAGTAGCGAAGCGGGTTGGTTTCAGCCAAGGATGCCAGCAAGGACGCTAAGCCTTCCTCGTCGCCCCATGAAGACGTTTCCGTGCCATGCAAGAAGGTAATGCCCTTGCCTCGACCCAATCCACCTTTGGCTCTTGTACCTGCCACCTGATAGAACATCCGACTTCTGTTTTGCAGTACCAACTGATTGCGGTTGTGGCTCATCAGGGGAATCTTGTACTGCTTTGGCAGGCCATCCATGTACATGGACAGCGTACTTCTAAACTGCTCCCGGTTTTCTTCCGTGTCAGTCGTTAGCGTTCCCTGCATACCGGGATGAATGAAGTGCCAGTAAAGGTCGAGCGCCAAGGAGATCGTGGTAATACCAAGCTGACGGCCTTTCAAAACCACAAAGAAATGGATGTCATCTTGCAGACCACGCGCTACCTCATCCATGACATAGGTTTGGGTGCCAAGCAAACGCTCACCCAAGGTGATCATGCCTTGTTCTTTGGACTCAATCCTTAACTGGCGGCAGAAGCGGTAAAAGGCCTTGCGATCAAACTGCATGGATGGTGTATCCGTAGTGATTCTCAAACATGGCAAAGGCTTGTTCCTCACCCATGATTTGCTTACGCTGCTCTTCAGTCAACTTGTAGAGCATCTCACCGTTGGATAACAACTGTCTAAAGCGGCTGTGATGACCAAATATCTTGGTCGAGTTCATGCCATTGTGAATCGGGCCAAAGTGTTCAAACGAGAAATACTTAGCCACTTCCAGTGGCGCATACTTGATGCCCACATTTTCCATTGCAGGACGCAAGAAGCAACCGAGCTGCACATCCTCGTTGTTCAACATGGCTTCAGGAAAGTTACGGCGCATGATCCCGTGCTTGGAAGGCGCTTCTAAGAACTTCTTACTACGCAAGGAGAAGCCACCGTTCTGCACAATCAGCGCATCCTTATAGTCCTTACCATCCATGCACCATTGGTAGAGCGTTGAGAACTCACCATTGGGCATTAAGGCTGCATGACTAGGGCCACCCACATAGTCATAGTTGAACCAATCATCATTCCAATTCTTTGCATCCAACGCCCAACCATCGTGCTGCACAATCAAGGCGTACTCAGTGTCGATGTAGTTATGCAGGCTATACATCACAAACTCGGAGTAAGCCTGATAGTCCAAAGGCGCACCAATAATCTTCTGGTGCATGAAGGTGATGTCTAACTCGGTATTGGTAATCAACAAAGACTTGCAGCCGGGCAAGGCCTCGGCAGTCTTTCTTAATGCTGGCAGCGCAACCTTTCCCCGACCATCGCCATAAATGGCAACTACTGTAATGTCTTCAAAACTTTTTTGTTTTACGTCGCTCATTGTCAAAGCCCTCTAAGTTCCAATTAGCAATCCTGTACCGCGCCTCGTAGTCTTTAGCCACAGCCAATAACTCCCGCACAATCTCAGGGCGGTACGCCCCTTTCCACCTCGCAACCAACGCCCTCTTCTGTTTGGCATCCTGTGCGGCAATGGCATTCCTCATCTCATAGCGCAACATCTGGCGCGACAACAACAGCTCCTCCTTGTAGCGGTCAGGACTGTCCATCTGCCTCTTGCGCCAAAGCCTTGATCTCACGAATCTCCAATCCAAAGGCATCATGTATCTTCAACATCAACTCAGCACTGACCGGCAAATGCCCATGCCGTACCCGGCTCACATAGCCGGAAGACTGCAAACCTAACTTCCGCGCTAACTCCCGGTCATTCCTTAACCCAAACCTATCCTTCAAATGATCAAACAAGGCGTGCGCCTTCTTTGCGTTCAACATAGCCCCTCCTATTCAATTCGCCATACCCGAATACCGTCACCCTCCCGACGGCACACAAACTTCCTCTCCAACCGCTTACCCCTAATCCGGTTGTAATTGCACAAGACATTCATATTCCCACCCGGCACAAAGAAACTCTCCCCCACCTGCAAAGCCTCATGCGGGTAGTTATGCCGAACCTTAACTTCAGGCATCGGTACATCGCTATCTATTTCATACATTCGCACCTCCGTTAATACAGTAAACCAACTGTAGCATAAATAGTGGAGGGAGAAACCGAAATTTCCTTGGGGCGGGGAAACCAGAAAACGTAAATTTCTTTGGTGCGGGGGATGAAATAGGGCGCGCAACCACGGAGGGCCAAGACCCATCGCATTGCCACAAACATAACAGTCCAATCCCTATCGCCTGACCATTACCAATAGGTCAGACCTATGCCCTTGTCATAACGTCAATTGCATAGATGACACGATTAACCCTTTGTCAATTGACCGATAGACAATATTGCATAAGAAATAACCCTATTGCCCCTTGTTAATAAATATGCAAGGGCGCGAGGATTGACAATCTACCAACATTTACCCATGCCTACGCTATATATGGAATTACCATATATCTACCAGTAAACGATAATGTATATATCTATAGTTATATATAGAGAGGGCCTTGAGTTAATTCATACACC